TTGGAGTAAACGCCCGGGGTAAACCACTACCACCCCCACGAATGAGCCCAGCGCAGTTTGCTAATACTGTACGCAAATCCACCCGCCGCGTTATGAAAACGATTGCCCATCATTGTGATGCTTGTAAGGGCAGAGGAAAGGTACAGAAGATTAAGGTAAACGGGGAGCCGTATAAGAACCTATCCAAATGTACTTATTGTGATGGTATGGGTTACACCTTAACAGGTACAGGTCAGGTTGCCGGGCTCAAGTTAATTCCAACGAGTGCTATGGACGCCAGTATCAACGGATTTAAAACAGATAAGGTAACGATCAAGAAACTTATCTCTCAAGCGAAAGCAAAAGATAATTCCGTAGCGATTGAGTTTCTTACGAAGACATCTAGGCTCAATGCTATCAGTACTTACCTAGACTCGTTTATTAAGAACATAGATCAGTCAACCAGAAAGTCGGGTCTACTACATGCTCAGTTTAATCAGTGTATAACCCGGACAGGCAGACTGTCATCTAGTAATCCTAACTTCCAGAACATACCGAAAGGATCCAAGTTTCCGGTTAGAAAAGCTGTAGTATCCCGGTTCCCTGATGGTCAGATATTAGAAGCGGATTTTAGTGGATTAGAGTTTAGGGTAGCTGGAGAACTTTCTCGTGACGAACAAATTATTAAAGATATACAGACAGGTAAAGATGTACATAAGCAGACTGCTTCGATCATCAATCAATGCCCTGTGGAAGACGTTACTAAAGATATGCGACAGGCCGCGAAAGCCTACACCTTTGCTCCTTTATACGGCGGGATGGGTGCGAACGAACCGGCCCATGTCCAGTCCTACTTCAAAGAATACTTTAACATCTACCGAGGACTAGCTGAATGGCACAAGGAACTTATGAACGGGGTACTCAAAGACGGGTTAGTCCGTATACCTTCTGGCCGTGAGTTTTACTTTCCCGATGCCAAACGATTAAGAAACGGCCGCGTTACGAATGCTACAGCCATAGTAAATTATCCGTGTCAAAGTTTCGCTACCGGGGATCTGGTTGTGTTATCCTGTATCCGGGCCCTTAATCGTTTCCGAGAACAGGAATTTAAGTCTAAGATCATTCTTACCGTACACGATTCAATTGTAGTTGATGTGTACCCCGGGGAACAGGAACAAGTAGTAGAAGCACTCAAATGGGCCATGCAAGAACTGCCCGATGAAGTCAAAGAACGCTTCGATTACGATTTACTTTTACCATTAGATATAGAGGCAAATATTGGGCCAAATTGGATGGAACAAAACGAGATCGCCATTGACTAACGCCACTAACTAATGTATTCTATTATCCTTAACTAACTTTTAATAAACTGTCGAATGACGAGGAAAATTATGAATGAACTTACGATATCCCGATCTGAAGAACTGGAACTGGCCGCCACCTTGGGCATGGGCGGTAGCAATCCTTCTGCTCCTAGTGACCGTCTCCCTGAGTTAAAGATAAATTATCAGGAAGAGAACGAACAAGGGCAAGAGTTGCCTAGAGGACAATTCTTCGTAAAAGGTACAGGTGAAGATCCTATCTTTGCTAAATCTGTTACCTTCCGCCCTCTAAGCCAATTGTTTCAATGGATCCAATACGATCCAGAAGCTAATAAGGTGAAGAACAAAACGGTTATGGTACCTATGTTACGGGATGAAGCTCGTGATCAAAAAGGTACAGTCCGTTGCGGTAAGCCTGTATCAAAGGTACTTCGGGAAATGAGCCCGGAAGACCAGAAAAGGTACAGCGATATCAAGTGCTTCCGACAAATTCGTGGTTTAGTGTCTTACACCGGTAAAACACCTGATGGTGAGACAGGGACTATCGAGAACATGCCAGTCATCATTATGGCTAAAGGTTCCGGGTTTGGTCAGTTTGAAGACGAGTATTTAAAGAAAATACCTCGCTCTAATAAAATGTACGAGTTCTCTACTAAGATGACTCTGACGAAAGAGAAGTCTGGTGCTACCGTATGGTGGGTCATGCACTATGATCCTATTCTCGATAATCCTCAACCAATGGACGAGGATGTCTACGAAACTCTCAAAGTCTTTGCCGGTATGGTGAAGAAAGAGAACGATGCTGTTAACTCTGCTTATAACCAAGCTCTAGTACAGAACGATCTCACTGAAAATGCAGTTGATGCCATTGAAGGCGTTGTTGCTGACCTTGAAGACGATCTAGTAGACGAAGAGTAAATTATGGCAGACGGTCAAGAGACGGGCCACTGGTACGACAAGGACGGGAATTCCCAGTACACGATTGTCGGTGCCAATGGTAAAGAGCGCAATACAACCCTAAGAGACGCTAGGAAGGAAGGCTTCGTGCCTTCCGTTACAACCGTAATGAATGTTGCGGCTAAACCTTCTCTTGAGAACTGGAAGATAACTCAGGCGATTAATTCGGCTGTAACGCTTCGACAAGAAAAAGACGAAAGCATGGCGGACTTCATTCGCCGTTGTAAGAAAGACTCTCGTAAAATAACCGAAGACGCCGCCGAGCGTGGTACGTTCATTCATACCATGATTGAGGATGGCTTTACTGGTAAAAGCAAAACCGGGCCCTATAAGCGCGTCAAGAAATTTCTTGATGATAAGTTCCCGGGCGAGACTTGGTATGCGGAAGAATCTTTTTACTCGGATCTAGGTTATGGGGGCAAGATAGACCTGTACTCTAAGTCGGGTATCTTTGTTGATTTTAAAACTAAGGATAATCTGGAAGGTAAAAAACCAGAGAGTCTGGCGTATGACAACTATGGAATGCAGTTGTCAGCCTACGCACAAGGTTGTGGCTATATTGATGATGTTGAACGTGTTTCAATATTCGTTGATCGTACAGACACAACAGTTGTTCTAGGGCATATTTGGGAGAAAGAAACGCACCAGAAGCACCGTGAGATGTTTAATAATCTCTTAGCTTACTGGATGCTCGTCAAAAACTATAACCCAACGAATGCCTAAGAATGGCGTTCCGTAATATAAGAAAAAGGGCGATAGCCAACGGGTACCGGTCTGGGCTAGAAGAAGATATCGGGCTTCAATTAAAAGAAGCTGGTATCAAGGCTGAGTATGAGCCGTTTCGCATTGCCTACGAAGTCCCAGTTACCGTAAGACATTATACTCCTGATTACGTTCTGCCTAACGGAATAGTAATCGAGAGTAAGGGCCGCTTTACCCCAGAAGATAGAAAAAAGCACATTTACATACGCGATGAATACGGGCCGTTCCTTGACCTTCGGTTCGTCTTTAACAACCCCAACGGTAAACTCCGTAAGGGTAGCAAGACGAGCTATGCCGATTGGTGTGAGAAGAACGGCTTTTTATTTGCGTCAAAAGAAATACCAACCGAGTGGATGAAGGAACGCCCTAAAAAACGATGCCTTAATTTACTAAAAAAAATCAGGGGCAAAAAATGACAGATAAATTTATAGGGGCGTTTATTGAGCTAGTTCCTAATGAAGAAGTAGAAGGTGTAGATTTTAGATTTGGCTGGGAGTTTCCAGATAACTTTGATCCAGAACATATCGAGCTATTCAAAAATCTAATTGCCGGGATCTTCGGCTTAATGAGTTCTCAAGATCAAGAGATTATTGCGATTGGAGAGATCGTAAGAAAAGTATCTAACTTCGAGGACAGCATTCAAATTGTTTCAGACTCCGAGATTGTATTTACCCCGGACGATGAATTACTCGAACAATTCCAAGACAGCAAAGTAATAGACATCAGTAAGTTTATGCCAAAGGACGAAGACTAATGGCGAAACTATTGATTGGACTATGTGGTAAGAAAGGTAGTGGTAAAACCTACATAGCTAACCATTTCGCGGGTAAGTATGACGCTACTGTTTGTAGGTTTGCTGACACCCTTAAAGCAATGATGAGAGCAATGGGATTTACCGAAAGGCAGATCACCGGAGATCTTAAAGAGACGCCGTGTAGTGTATTGGATGGCAAGACGCCAAGGTACGCTATGCAAACTCTCGGAACTGAATGGGGTAGGGATACCATTCACAAAAATATCTGGGTAAACATTGCCATCAATAAAGCAGTCGAACTAGACGGTATTGCTATATTCGATGACGTTCGTTTCCCTAACGAAATTGAAGCGATACACACCAATGGGGGAGTGGTCGCTTGGGTAGAACGGGACTCAATCTATCGTGGTTCCGATGAGCATCCATCTGAAGTTTCCGTCACCCCGGCTGACTGCGATATATTTTTAGATAACACTGTAGATACTAATCTGGTTTGTGAAAATCTCGAAGGATGGGCCGCCCTACAAAAACATATAAGGAGCAAAAATGGGCAATGAGATTTTAATAGATCTTGAGAGAGATAATTTATTCGATGATTTAGGTGTAACTAGGCTTAGAGAAAGTTACATGCTTGAAAGTGAGGGAAGCCCACAAGAGCGATTTAAGTTTGTCTGCGAGAAGTTTGGTACTGATCAGGAACACGCACAACGGCTGTACGACTACACCAGTAAGCACTGGCTGTCTTTATCCACCCCTATTCTTTCATACGGCCGTAGTAAACGTGGCCTACCGATTTCATGTTTTCTGAGTTATCTGGATGATAGCGCGGAAGGACTAGTTCAAACATTAAGTGAAGTTAACAACCTATCGATGCACGGTGGTGGTGTTGGCATTCATGTTGGTATTAGAGCGTCCGATGATATTTCAGTTGGGGTAATGCCTCATCTTAAAACGTATGACGCATGTTCTATGGCCTACAGACAGGGCCACACCAGACGCGGGAGCTATGCCGCTTTCTTAGATATCAGTCACCCCGATATCATATCTTTCGTTGAAATGAGAAAGCCTACAGGTGATCAAAACTTCCGTACACTAAATCTTCATCATGGGGTGAACATCTCGAATGAGTTTATGGAGATTATTGAAAACTCAATGAGGGATGAAAATTATGACGACTCGTGGGCTCTCATCAACCCGAACAACCAAGAAGTGGTTGAAACGGTTTCCGCTAAAAGCCTCTGGACTAAGCTCCTTGAAATGCGAACCCAGACCGGCGAACCCTACTTTATCTTCATCGACAACGCCAACGACAAACTCCCAGAGTGGCTCAAAGACCAAGGACTCCAAATAAATGGATCTAACCTTTGCACAGAGATCTTTCTACCAACAAGTAAAGAAAGAACCGCTGTATGTTGTTTGTCTAGCTTAAACGTTGAATATTTTGATGAATGGGAAAGCGACAGGAAGTTTATCCCGGACGTTATGGAAATGCTCGATAACGTCTTGGATGCTTTCGTTAAAGAAGCACCGCGCTCGATCTCCAGAGCCATCCTCTCAGCGAAAAATGAACGATCTATAGGTATAGGTACCCTTGGCCTTCATGCGTACTTCCAGAAGAAGAATATGGCGTTTGAAGGGGTTATGACAAAGGTATCTAACAAAGGTATATACCGACATATACACAAAGAATGTAAGCGTGGTGATAAGTTACTCTTTGATAAACGAGGGCCATGCCCGGACGCTAAAAAGGCTGGGGTAGATAGAAGGTTCAGTCATTGGACTGCAATTGCACCGAATGCCTCAAGCTCATTAATTATGGGCAATACGAGCCCTAGTATCGAACCTTATCGAGCTAACGTGTTCAGACAAGACACAATGTCTGGCGCGTATATTCAACGGAATAAATATCTAGAAGCTCAGTTAGAAGAGCTAGATATGAATAATCAAAAGATCTGGGCCAGCATAACGGCCAACGATGGATCCATTCAGCATCTAGATATACCAGACCAAATAAAAGACGTATTTAAAACAGCCAATGAAATAGACCAGCTTTGGCTAATTGATCTCGCCTCTGATCGTCAAGAATTTGTTGATCAGGGACAGAGTTTGAATTTGTTTTTCCGCCCGGATGTGAATGTGAAGTACCTTCACGCCTGTCACTTCTTAGCGTGGAAGAATGGTCTAAAGAGCCTGTATTACTGTAGATCCGATAAGCTCCGTAAAGCTGACCGGGTAGGTATGCAGATTGAAAGAAAACGAATTGAAGACGAGGTAGATCTTACGGCCGTGGCTGATGGAGACGTATGCCTCGCGTGTGAGGGTTAAATGGACAGTATTACAACAGGGCTTTACCGGGCCCTACATAAAAAATTTGAAGCTGAAAAGTATGTAGCGAAAGTGAACCTTGAGGCTTATTTTAGTCGGTCAGTTGGCGTAGCAGAGCATCCCCATATCATTGAATCGATGGACGGGTTGTTCGACACATATTGTTGCGCTTGTGAAAAAATAGAACGCCTTGAAGCCGACTTTGGAAACTTCAACGGGGGTCGAGATGGGGAAACGTAAATTGAAATTAACAGATAACAGGGATTACTATAAGCCGTTTAATTATCCTTGGGCTTATGAGGCTTTTCAAGCCAGCGAACAAATGCATTGGTTGTGGACGGAAGTGCCTATGCTTGAGGATACGAAGGACTGGCGTCATAGACTAAATGATGGTGAGAAGGATTTTCTTACGAAGATCTTCCGCTTCTTTACTCAGGGCGACATAGACGTATCAGGAGCGTATGTTAACAACTACTTACCGTTCTTTCCTCAACCAGAAATAAGAATGATGTTGTCATCGTTTGCGGCCCGGGAAGCAATACACGTTGCGGCCTACAGTCATTTGATTGAGACGTTAGGAATGCCTGAGTCTACCTACAACGAATTCCTTGAATATGAGGAAATGGTAGAGAAGCATGACTTCTTTAAAGAGTTACAGTCGGGTAATAACTTACCGGCTCAGATAGCGGCCTTCAGTGCATTTACTGAGGGTATGCAATTATTCAGTTCATTCGTGATGTTGCTTAACTTTGCAAGACACGGAAAGATGAAAGGTATGGGCCAGATTATTGCTTGGTCTATAGCTGATGAAACACTTCATACGGAGAGTATGATCACGTTGTTCCGAACCTATGTTCAAGAGAATAGGGGCCTTTGGAATGATGAAAACAAAAGCCTTATTTATAAGACAGCCGAGAAGATGGTTGAGCTAGAGGATAAGTTTATTGGCCTAGCATTCGGTGTGAACCAAATGGAAGGGCTCACTCCCATAGAAGTGAAGCAGTACATACGATACATTTGTGACAGACGTTTAATCGCGCTTGGTATGAAAGGTATATATAAAGTTAAGACTAACCCACTACCTTGGGTAGATGGGATGTTGGGCGTTACACACACTAACTTCTTTGAGAATAAAGTAGTGGACTATGCGAAAGGGGCACTTACCGGCGATTGGGCCGAAGTATGGGGAGCGGTAGCGTAGGAGCTATCATGCCAAAGAAAAACCAACCCAAAAAAAAGCCACTACAAGTGGCCTTCGATATGGGTAAAAACGCTTTTTATAGGGGCATATTCGACAGTCCTTATAAGAAAACTTCCTTTCTGCATAAAGAATGGCAGAGAGGCTTTAATGCTGGTTATTTTGAAAACCGGGATTATCAAATTAAACGCGCTAACTAGACGATAACTATTGTCTAATAAAGCATTTTGTTGTATATTTAACTATTGATGGAGTATGCATGAGTATTGATGTCCTTGACGAAAAGATAATTGATTGGGGCACTGAGAAAGGTATCTTACCTAACCCAGAGCCTTTAAGTCAGCTTGAGAAGACGGAAGAGGAAGTTGCAGAACTTCGCGCCGCTATCGATGACCATGACATCAACGAAGTTAAAGATGCAATCGGTGATATCTATGTGACGATCACCATGCAAGCACAAGCATGGAACCTCACGATGGAAGAATGCATTCAAGCCGCATACGATGTAATTAAAACCCGCACCGGTAAAATGGTTGACGGAAAATTTGTTAAAGACCAATAGGAGATACTATGGCAGATAAGAAAAATTCCGAGGCACCAGCACCGGAACAAACAGTAGATGAACTACTGGAAAACATGAAAGGAAAGTACGAAAGCGTACTAGTTACAGGATTTAATTCTGATGGACACCTGTTCATGTCGAGTTCAGTGACTAACATCCCGTTCATGCACTGGACGTTAAATAAATCAATCTTTGAGCTTGGTTTGTTTGAAAAGAACGCTCAAGAAGCGAATGAACAAGCTAAAGCTGAAAACGAAAAAGCCCCGGCATCTGACGTTGACACCGAGGCTTCTGACTCGTAATAAATTGTTATTCCATTTTGCTAGTGGGATACGGCCCTCACCTCGATCTAACCAATCGGCTAAAAGGTGGGGGTTTTTTTATGCCCAACTAGAAATTATGTTTGCGATAATAAAGAAACAGGCTGTTAGATTTATTAAGGCTATGACTGTTCGTATGCTGGCTACTATGTCTGAGTCACGATCACTGTCATTCGGTCTTTCACCTAAAGACAATGCCCAAAGTTTCCATGCTCTTTTTAGCTTACCCTTCATTGTAGTGCGCCCGTAGCTCAGTTGGATAGAGCGTCCGGCTACGAACCGGAAGGTCGGGAGTTCAAGTCTCTCCGGGTGCGCCAGTTAGTTTTGCGTTTCGATAAACTCTGGCGGTACTCTTTCGAGGTCTTGTTCGTCCCTTTCTTTATTTAAAACTATAAGTGATCTTATACCCTGTTTTTCCATAGCTTTTAGTAATGGACTTCCTGATGCGTCTTTAGCAACGGCCTTCATAACTTCATCAAAGTATTGAGGGTTTGTTAGCAACAAATCAATTTGAAGTTCAATAGCTTCTACGATCTCTTTCTTTCTGTTATCTAGAAGAGCGGCACTAATGTTTCTAGCTTTAGTAGCTACTGGGTTAAGAACGCCTAACGTAAGGACGATTAACCTATTCATCTTTTCTTTGAGTTTTTCGTCTAGAACTGTTGTGGATCCGAAATTGTTTCCACGAATTGCTCTGTTATTTACAGCTACGTCTAAGACTTCAAGTAGATGAGTTATAGATTCAGCTTTCTGTGGCTGATCTCTAAACGCCGTGTTTAATGTCTTTAGGGTATTATCAAACTCTGCATCTAAAATACCGCGTAGTTGTGTTGGACTTAATTCTCTTGTAGCCCCTGTACCTTCTGTAGTGCTTTGAGCCGCGATACGTTTATTCGTGTAAATCCTGTCTTTAATAAAGCTAATGTATTTTGACTTTAATCCATCAACTACAAGTGGATTACCTGATGCTTTACCTTGGTTAAGTAATTCTTGCATGAGATCTGGAGCATTCTTAGAGTTAAAGATCTGTAAGAATACTTCACTAGGATCCACCATTACAGAAGGATCTTTACCAGTAAGATTGTTTATGAACCTAGATGCGGCTTTCTCTTGAGCCCCTTGCAATGCTTCTTGATATGCTTGCTGGGCAGAGGCTTCGGCCGCTTTAGCGTTTACCTGTCCAAGCTCTACCATCTCTAAATTCCTGACGGTATCCTCAAACATTTTTACAGTTTCGTTGTTTCCTGATCGACTTAACTTTTGAATGAACGGATCAATTGCGTCTCTTACTTGTGCGGCTGTTACCGTACTACCCGGTGTTACTGATTTACCCAATGCGGCAATTGCCATTGCTACATAAGACTCTGCTAGAGAAGGACTAACGTCTTCACTGCCTTTGGACAACGCATTTAAGAATGCTTCCATTTTACCGGGAGTCATAGCTTCCTCTGCCATAGAGAATGCTTGTCTTCCCATTTCGTAAAGATTTTCTTGTCCAGCCCGTACACCCGGTGCTACTTCAAAACTACGAACCTGTTTAGCTTTAGCTTCCCAGTTTGCTAATTCATCTGTTCTTAAATAAGTAGCCGCGTGATCTTCGTATAGATCCATAGCGGCCCTAAACTCAGGTTGACCTGATGCTTCAGCCGCATCGTCAATCCACTCTTTGAGTGCTACTAGTTCTTTGGATACAGGCTCACCGGCTTGTTCAAGTGCATTGAGCCTTCTTGATATTGCTGGTCGTACCGTAGTGTATAAGAATTTAAGATCTACGTTAGAGAGCCTTTCAGCTATTTCTTCAGTTGTTTCTTTCACTACACTTTCGGTAGCTTCATCTACACCAGTAACACGAGCCCTAATACCCTCAAGCATCGTTCTAAACGGATCTTGTTTAGTTACGTTAGTGGTTATGAAATCAAAATCGTTTGTCTTAGTAGCTAGATCTTCAATTGTTGCTATAAGACCATCATCGCCTTCCATCTTAACAGGGATGTTTTCTGGTAATGCCTCGAATGCATCGTTGTAATTTTTATAACTACGTTCCCATGATGCAAATAAATCAGGCCCAGTAAGTTGATTTAGTGTTTGGGTTTCGGCGGCGGTGTTTCCTAGAACATTATTCTCTTTTGCTCTTCCGAGCATACCAAGGATTGCGTCTCGATCTCTAACTAGATTAGCTGTTTGATCTACTAACTCTCTGTTAGCTGTTGTGCTTTTAACAGCGTCTAGAGCATCTGTGACTGGAGCTAGAGTTTCTGCACCTAATTCTCTACCGGCGATATTTGCGTTAGCTCTCCCGCCTTCTATGGCTTCGTCAGCGGCTGTATCTAGAACTTTCATAGCATCTCTATTAATTGATGCTTCGCCTTGTTGAATGACCGTACTACCTCGTCTTGACTGTTTAAGACCAACAATATTGTCAATAATAGTGTTAGTTAAATTATCAATTTCACGGGCGTACTGTTCTGGGGACATTTGATCTTTTAGATAAACGTATGCCTTCTCAACATATTCTCTAGCACCAAGACCTAAAGCAGTTCCTGTATCGAGTTGAATAGCTCCACCCGGAAGAATATCGACTATTTTCTCTACACCGTCTTCTACGATCTTTCTTTGGCCTAGTATACCTAGCGCAAAGTCTTGGTTATTTAAAACTGTTTCACCCAAAGCACGGGCTCTGGCGGCAATCATTTCGCCCGGTAGTTCATCTGTAATGTTAGGATCTATTTGCTTGAGTAGCATAAAACCAACTTCTACAGCACGTTTCTCTGGGTTCTTTGAAAACTTAGGTAGGAACTTTTTAACCGCATCTATTGCAAGTATTCCGCCCCTGATAGCTACGCTACCTAAAGCGGTAAATGCTTCGTTATCAATATAATGGCCTATTTGTTTGTTAGCTTCTGGATCGATACCAATATATTCTGCGATATCATCACCAATCAACGGCTCCATATCATCTGGTGTTGCAACAGTAGCCGCGAGATTAGCACCTCTTTCCATGAAGAAGTACCTAATCATATTCTCTAATCGTTTTGGAGCGTTAGAAGGATCAATTTGTTTTGCATTGTCGTACTGTTTTGAGAACCAATCTGCTAACTTTTTGGATACAGTAGCACTACTTTGACCGGAAGGAGTTACATCCTTACCGCGTAGTTTTTGAATGCCTTCTTTAATTGTGTTGTACGCATTTTTTGCGACCCCGGGGGCTTTATCTAGTTTATCTACACCCTTCGCACCAACAATCGCCGCAACGATTATAGGTACAACGTCCTGAGTAGCTTTTTCTAGGCCACTTTCGGATGGGTAAGTAGGGAATTCTTCTTGGAAATAATCTGTTTCTGGATCCGTAAGAAAGTCATCTGTTCCGTAGGTTCTTTTATCTGTGAACGGGATAGGAATACCTTTCTCAACGGCATCACCTACGCCCTGTACCATGTTTAGTAAGGCACCACCCACACCCCTTTGGAATCCACTAGACTCCGCTCCGGGTTTGGGAACGATAAATGTTTCTTTGTTACCTTCTTCGTCTGTAAACTGTTGCGTTCTAACGTTGTCAAACCTAGTAGGGCTACCTTTACTCTGATAGATCTCCATATTCGCATCGTTAAGTGCTTTGTCGATCATTTGTTGTCTGGCAGTACTAGACTGAGCATTTTGGTACTCGTCACTTTCTACTACAGATATGATAATTGGGTTGGTTTTTTCTTCTTCTAGGATAGGTGTTTCCATTCTATCCGGGCCGAATAAGTTACCTGTAAGGTTATCGTACCCGGGATTTGGAAAGTACCCACCTTCATCTACCGACTCTTCGCCAGTAAAAGGTTTTGTTTTCTCAATTTCGTCCTTCTTCTCTTCTTCTTTTTGTGCCAGAAGAGCCTCAATAACGCTTGTGTCTACTGTAGTTTGACCCATTTTTAAAATAACTCGTGATAAATATCTGTTTTACCGTCTGGCTTTTTTGCCCCGATAAAGATTACTGCATTCTTTCCAAGATAGTCTTCGGGAAGATTAAATGTTTCTATTTGCTCTTGAGTAACATTATAGAATTTTTCTTGTTGGTCAGTTACAACTCCAGCCGCCCAGTCAAGATCCCCCACATACTCAGGTGTCATCGTCTTATACCACTCAGCGGGTTTCATTATGTTTGTAGCTATCATCTCTCTCGCTCCCGGGAAGCTAAGAGCCTGTTGTACTAATGGATTAGCTTCAACAGAAGAGGCTGTAGTCTGCCAACTAGTCAACAATTCTTTAGAGAACCTTCTGAGGTTTCTAGAGAATGCTGTGTAGCTGTTGGATGCTTGTATAGATCCGGCAATAACTGCGTAGTCTTTGTTACTGAATCCATTACCTTGTTGACCCAGAGCCTTACCAGTTTGGAAGATAACTCGAACCATTGCGGCTGAGAATTCTTTATAGGCTTCGGCGTCAGATTTAGATACTTTGCCGCCCCCAAAGAAACCGCCCTCGATCATACTGTCAAAGTCTTCATTAATCTGATTTAATAGAGTATCTCGAGTAATATTTGCATCGGTTTCGGCCTGACCCGCCAGTTTCATCAATGATTTAAATTCAGTGCCAAACCTTTCAAACAGGCTTACACCACCACCTACGGTAGTTAGGATCATCTCGTTTTGTAGGGCTAGTTTATCAAGCTCTCTTAATCCATGTACCGCTGGCACAACCGATGCTTGTAAGTCTGCTACTTTCTTGTACTCACTAGATGCGGATGTTACCGCTGTTTGTCTACGTTTTGCAGTGTCTTCGTCAACAACACTTACAATAGTGTCACCTTTTCTAACTGTACCGTCAGCGAACTTGTAGGCTGTTACGTCTTTACCATCCTCTTTAAGAGTGATCTTTTCTGCAAGACCTTGGAACTGTTTGCCATCTTCACCTTTGTACATTACATTAAATGTTGGGGTGTCTGTGCCATCTTTAGTAAGCGCACCCACCGCTAAGAAGCCAGCTTCAAGTGCTGGTTTTTCGTTCTCCATCCATGCTTTGGCTTCGAGAACTTCCGCCTGATCCTGAGAGGATAACATCTTAGTGTATTTAGCATAGTCAGCAACAAAGTTTGCATTGGTGTATGTTAACTTACCTGACTTAGTATCAAACTTATCATCAAGGGCGGCTAACATATCTATCGCCTTTTGCTGATCTTCTGGCTTATTAGATTTAACTAGATCTTGGTACGTCTGTGACGCCATCATTACGCTCAGAGCGGCTTCTTTAGGATTATCAAAATTACTTACGGTTGGAGATAGTTTTGCCTTATATTCAGCCATTATGGCAATTTGGTTGGCCGGATCCTCATTCCATCTTGGATCTTTCTCAGCCGCTCGTAGAGCCGCCATTTCAAATGATGTAGCCGCTTTTACTTCGGGTTTAATATTAACGTTGTATTTAAATGTTGGTTCTTCGCTCTTATACCCGGCTACAACCTGATTAAAGTAATCATCATCTACGTTTAGTATTTCACGAAGACCTTTAACTTCGGATAGAGGGTTATCTAACCTAGCGTCTACTTTTGGAGCCGTAGAGGTGTCATCTTTTACTTCTTCATCAGAATTTACAGCTTGGACGTTTGTATTATCCCCGCCTGTACTTAAATCTGTATTTTGTGAATTAGATACGCCACCTGTTAGTAGTTCGTCTGTTTGAGCGTCAACATCATCTTTTTTCCCTTCGGGCTCAACAACTACAGGCTCAATAATATCAGTATCTTCTTTAACTTCTATTTTGCTAAACGTTAATCGTCCTTGATCGTACATTTCTGCAACATCTTTAGGATCATAAATAGCAAGTAGCTCCATAACTCTAGCACGAGAGTCGGCTGGCATACCTTTGACACTTATTAATGTCTCAGCATTTGTTCTTAATTCTGCATCAGCGGCTTTTTTAGTATCATACGCTGTCTGTCGTTTCTTCCATGTTTCGAGCCCATAACGCAGTTTGTCCCGTTCCCGGGCCTGTTCATCGAGTAGCTTGTCTCGTTTTTCTTGTGCTTCGTTCGCTAATCTAGCTGAGTAAGATCTCGAAAATGCATCGGCAAAACCTGTGGCGAAACCGTATAGTTCATCACTCATCGTTTTGCTCCTCTATTTCTTCTGGTTCATCTCCATACCCAAGCATTGATAACTGTTCTTCAGACGATGATTGGGACATAAACCCACCCTCATCTTTATCGTCTTCAACCGCTTCTGGCATTTCGGAAGGATCTTCTTCGGGCTCTTTGTTAACACCGCTGTCTTCAGCTAATGCTTCGTAATAAACTGAAGATCTGTAATCAGGTTCTGTTTCGATACCTAAGTCGTAGTCAATATTGTAAGACTTAGCCATTATTTCTAAAATTCTTGTAACGGGCCCAGCGACTAGTAAAGCGAAGTCAGGCGTCCATTTGCCTCTACCAATACCCATAGTCACAACAATGTCAGTAATAGCTGTAAGAGGCATACCGGCCTCTACAATTGACATATAACGCGCTCCCGCGTCTGTTTCCGTTAGCGTCTCAACTACATAGTCTAAACACTCATCAATAGATGTGATATCGGGCGGTCTGTGCCACGGCCAGTTCCGAGTGTCGCTAGTGTAATTAGCACCCGGTATTGGGGCATCTGGTGTAGTCGGACTAGTCAAACTCATTTTCTAAGTCCTCCTCAGTGTCTTCGTTTTCTTCTTTTTTTCCATTAATTATTTCGTCTTCCAATTCATCGAAATAGGCGCGAGTGTATTTAGACTCTCCTTCTTGTGCATCCATTAGCTCAACAGGATCTCTGCCTCCGTAATACTTGCGTACTGAAATGATTATTGCTTCTTCAAATGTCATATTAGTTTCCTATCACCCGTCTGCCGCGCCACCGATCATGCCACCAAGTTTAGCTCCTAATGGCCCACCGAGTGCGGCACCGGCTATTGTTCCTATAGCTCCAAATATACCCGACTTCTTCTTAGCTTTTGCTTGCATTTGGGCCATCTGCATTTCCATCTTCGCAAGTTCTAATTTGAGTTCACGATCTTTTTCGTTTTCACCTTCTTTCCATGCGTAATCGAGTAGGGAGTCAGCACGATCCCAAAGCTGGTTAAGTGCTTCAGTAGTAAGGCCAACAATATTTTTTACGTCTATTGCGGCGGCGTTGAATTGCATTTCACTATTAGTAAGAGTAACCGTCTGACGCCATTTAGCGTTAGCGGCATCTACTTGATACTGCATGTTTGCGTAGAATTGCTCTCTAGAGTTCTCTAAAGACGCATTAAACTGAAAGGTATCGTTCAATTCACCCGCATTAAACTGTGCCATTTGGTTCTTTTGACCAGTATTGTACATATCGATTGTTGCACTGAGGTTATCGTAGAACATATCCATGTCGTTCTGAGACTCGGCGTTGAACCTACGGGCTACGTTTACTTGTTTAGCATCCTCTAAAATAGATTGTACTTTAGCTTGAGTATTTACGATGTTTGCTTGTTGTTCATTAGCTAAGTTAGCCATGTCATACTGCATGAACGTTTTAGCATTGTTGACTGCTACCGATGTACGAACATCTAGGTTAGCTAGTTCCATCTTCGACAGGACGTTAGCCTTGTTGATGATCATTTGTTGTTTGTTATCTAAATTCTTTATCGTCAGTGTTTGATAGAAACTACTGTCGGCTTGAGCTATCGGAAGTGTTGCCTCGATCATAGCCGTAGACATTGCGCTCATTGCGGCTGTCCCGGTTACACCTTTAAATGCAAACGTTCTTCCTACGTTACGAGCTATACCAGCGGCCCATGATGGGATCTTAGGATTACCTTCGGAGTCAACAAACTCCTTTGTCAGGATGTCTAACTGGCCTTTTACCGTAGACTTAGCGTCTACATAATTACCTTCACCAAGTGTTTGAGCTAGTAGCTTACCGGATACAGTACTTGTATCAATAACCCTACTAATGTTCTGGTGAGCAAACTGATTTAATGCGGCTCCAGTAGCGTTAATAGAACCATCTTCATTAATCCCGGTAGCCATGCCTTGCATGTCCATCGTGAGTCCATCCGCGTCTACAATGGCGTCTTCATTTGTTTCCATTGTTGCCGCATCGGCTAATGCATCGTTTACTTGACCGGCGGTAGTTTTAGCATCATATGTGCTTGCTTGATTATTACCAGATGTCTGTGAGGCTGTAGATACAGCCGCTGTGCTTGCGGCAACGTTTAATGCACCCGGATCCCCGGTTATGCTATCTATACTTGTACCGGCGGTGTCAGGGTCTATATCATCTATTCGATCCGACAGGGTTGCATCTTTTTTATCAAGAAAACCACTAGCATCATTTACTATGGATGCTGACGTAGCACCTACATTTACGCCAGACACGACATTACCTCTAGTAGCTAGATTGGGATTTGTGTCCGGGGTTTTTGTTCCACCATCATCGGTTGATTGCGAAATATTGTCCGGGCCCATATTCTCAACTATTTGGTCTTGAGGCGGAGCTATGCCCATTTCATCCGGCAACGCCCTTGGATCGCCTACTAAACCGTTTAATGATGTTGGATCAGCCATTGTTTTGTTTACTCTTCAATTCTTCAGCCTGTTTTTCACAAGCTCTTAATTTGTCTCGTAGGACTACATAGTTGGAAATGGCCTCTTCAATAGCTCTGCTATCAGGGGGTAGATTTTCAATCTCGTCTGCAAGACGATGGTTAAAAGCCTCTGAATAATTTTTGATAGGGGGGCAGTAGGGTTCTACGACAGTTTTATAGACCGTTGTCGCGCAACCGCTTAGTAAGATCGCTCCTATCAATAGGCTTATTACTTTCAATTTCATTGTTCGTTTTCTCCATCTCTTGATAAAACTCGGCTCTATCTTCAGCCGCCTCATGGGCCGCTTTTACTTGTTTTATCTCTTCAGCTTTCTTTCCGTCTTTGCGGCCGAGTATGTAGAGAATGGGCAATAACGCGGCGACAGCACCGGCTATTATAATTTTAACTTTTGTAAGAATTCCGCTGAGAGGCCACATTACTTAACCCCTTCTTTATTATCCTTTAGTCGGGCGTATGTAACTAAGACTACACCGGCCAAAGAGGCCGCTAAGAAAACATACTTAATGGATTCTGAGTATCCTATTAGTGGCTGTAGTTGAGACGCGACTTCTGCCATGACCCCGGCTCCTCCAGCTACACCAGCACCAGCAAGTGTTTTAGATTTTTTAAGTGGTTTAGTAGCCGTTTGTTCTGGCTTCTGAACCATCAAATCTCCGCCCTCATCAGCTAACGGCGCATCCATTGAGAATAGTGCCGCTTCGGCTGTACGTCTTCGTGTGAGCCCTTTTAGAGGCGTTAGAACGCCATCAACACGGGCCTTGTTCCATCGCATTATTTGCTCTGGTACATCGTCATACTGCCCTTTGTTTAACTTTTTAAGTAGGGTAGAGGTTTGAAAATTAGCACCACCACCAATGTTAAACACGAATGATGCTAAAGCATCGAACTGTTGTTGTGATAGAGGTACATGCACAAAGCGATTTACCATTGCTCCGGCTTCATTAAGATCTTCTTGTAGAAACTTTTCACACTCTTCTACAGTAGCTCTCATGCCGGACTTAACGCCCTTGCAGTGACCCCAACCTAAAGTCCAGCGTCCAGCGGGACAGCGGTAGGCTCTTACGTCACCTTCACTAGTTTGCTTATGCAAACCTTCAAATTTCTTAACTAGGCTTACACCAGCCTCAGATACGGTTGTTGGATTCATGTTCTAAAATACCAAAATACTGCGGATACTCCTCCAGTGAGAATTATCCAAAATACTCGCTCTGCAAATCGCAGAGTTTGTCCATTTGTAGATACTCGATCTGAGATCTCATCTACTTTATCCTCCAACTCGTCTTGTTTCTCTTCGTACTTATTCATCCGATTGAATAAAGTAACGAGGCGTTCTTCCATCCTAGCAAGCTGAACTACGGCATCTGCCAGTTTGTCCAGTTTTGTTTCAATCCGGGATAATCTCTGATCCTCTTGCACAAGCTACCCCTTTTATATGGTTTGTGCATATGGGGAAGCGAATCCACTATATACCGATGCCGGAGCGGGAGCCCCTTGTGTCGGACTACGACCACCCATGTTTGCATTAGAACCGCTCATAAACGATCTGTTTCCAATTTCGTTTATCAAACGGTCAATACTCAAGGCTTGTTGATCCAACGCTCTTCCGTTTAATCGGCTGAAAGTTGTCAGTATCAGGTTACCTTGCTCATCAATTTGTCGTTGTAGCAGATTACCATTCGCATCGATTGCGTTAGCAATTAGTCTACCTTCACCATCAAAAGCATTACTCAATGCAGTCATTCGGTTTCGTAAGCCATCGTCAAGATCCGCAACGTCTTCTTCTAGAAGTGCTTTGACTTGAGTGAGCCTATCTTTGAATAGGTCTTGTGATGTTTTCTGACCTTCTTCAAGTTCATCAAATCGTGCCGCAAATCCTTCATCTAAACCAGAAGCCATACCGAGAAGTCCTTGCTGGAAGTCATCCCCAAACTCGGTCATTGATCGATCAATAGCCTGTAGGAATTCTTCAGTAGAACCAAACTTGGAGTCTAGGTCTTCAGTAAGAAGTTT